TACACATATAATAAATATGGTGTGGATACATTTTGAACCTGATTTACATAACAAATAAAATTTTAAAAAATAATCAAACTATTACTATTGGAAATTATTATGATATTGAAAAGCCTTTCTGTGTGCTATACTACAATCAAAAGTTATATTCTCACAACTTTTAAAATAAGTTTCAATAACTTGTGCTAAAAAGAAACCGTTTGTATAATCGTGATTACTAGGGTTAAAAGTAAAATGAACATCTGCAACCGTTAATAGTAATTCTAAAACATCAACATAAAGTTGTTTAGCTATTAAAAAATTACTATGCCACATTCCATCAGTATCTTGCGGAGTTCCACTTGTAGTTGTTCTTTGTGGATTATCAATGTGTAAAATATCGTTACCACCTATAAAAAGTATCTTATCAATATGAAACGATGAAACTTTATTTAAAATGCCTCTAACACCACTTAAAACTCTTTGTACTGCTATTTGGTTGTTATAACTTTCTCCACTTTCAAAAGCAGAGCATAATTTACCTATGTGAATGTCTGCTGGGTCAATAACTAATAAGTAACTATCTGTATTTACAATGCGTTCCAATTTTGGGAACTTTGGAATATAATCTTGTAAATCTTGAATTAAATTATCTCTTAAAGTTGAAAGTAAAACTTCGTCTTGTTTTACAAATAATGGATTTGTAACTCTTATACTTTCGTTTTTAGATTTTAACCATAACATTGGGGTTGTTGATGGGTCTACTCCTAAATTTTGACAAGCGTCAATAACACCTTGATTATCTTCTTGTAATTGTATTCTATTTCTGTTTCTTAAAACGTATCTTGAAAGTTCTTCGGCATTAAAAGCATTAATACTAATGTTGTTTTTTTCAAGAACTAATTTTGCAATTTTTGTATTGTTTGTTTCGTTGCTATTATTTAAAAAATACTTAATGTCATTGTCGTAAATTCGCCATTGTGAAGCCATAAATATTTAGTTTGGTTTATCAAATGTATGCAATTACTAATGTAATATAATACTTTAATTTACTATTTATAATTATTATGAATTATAAAGTAGTAAAATACAACGCACTTTCTTTAATTCTTCTGTTAGTTAATCCTTTATTTGGAACTTTATTAACCTTATTCCATTTCAAAAATTCCTTTGCTATCATAGCATCGTTAGGGTTGAAATTTACCTTTTTCAAAAGAGTAGAAGAAGCAAATGCTCCGCTTCCTATATTATAACATAGAGATACCAATGAATTAAATTGATTTTGCGTTACTGGTTTATGAACTAAATTATCAACTTTAAAAGCATAACGGTCAGCACTTATTTTTAGTAAATCTTCTGCACGTTTTTTAGTTATTACAGGGTCTGACATTTGTACTTTAACGTTATTTTCGTAGTAAGTATTTCCGTAACCTATGGTGCTAATATTTGCTTGACATTTATACGGTTTTAAACTCAATCCTTCAAAACTTTTAATTAAATCGTAACCTTTTTGATTTAGTTTCATTTATTAGCCTTTTTATATGTTTCAAACTGTTTTTTTAACGCTTCATGGTCTTTCTCTAAAGTAACATATTTAATTTCTAAACCGCTAAATTTGTTTTTCCAATGTTGTGAAGATTCAACCTCTTTTGCTAATTGTAAATGTATTTCATTGAACTGTCTTTGTAAATCAATATTTGAATTTTTAACCGTTATTAACTCCGCTAACACTTCTGACATACGGTCTTTATAGTGTGATAAAAATTCATCATAAACACTTTGCATTGTAGCTACTGCATCTGCACTAGCTTTTTTAATCTCAACTCCTTTTGCTTGTTTACCACCTAAAAACCACATTATTGGAGCTGAAAGAAAACCCATTAATGTCAACCAATTATCTAGTAAAAAATTCATATTTATTTATTATATTTTGTGAAAAAACACATTGTAAAATTCTCTTTATAACTAACTCCAATCCATTCGTAAACAGGATTGCTCATACTTTTTTTGTGCGTTGGACTTTCCATATACGCTTGGAATACATATTGCGCAGAGTTTTTAGGACATTGTTGTATTATCTCGCCACAGAAATCAGCCTTGCTTTGCTCAAATCTTTTATTATAATTGTAATGACTAGCATTGTTTGCTTCGGTCATAAAATCAACGTGTTGTTCTGCAATGACACAAGCCAATCGTTCTACTTTTAACTCGCAAACACGAATAGATTTACGGTATTCGTTAATCAATCTTACAAGTTCAAATTCATTTTGATTTACATACTCATATCCAACAGGCATATAAACAACTTTAGTAGGAACTTCTTTGTTTTTGTTCATTAAAAAAACATATCCTAATACTGCTAAAATAGACACGATAATTCCGTAAGTGGTAATAAGTGTTAAGTCTTTGTAGAAACTCGCTAAAACGCCACCTATTGCACCACCGATAGCAGTGTAAACAACATCGTTTATATTTCCTTGAATTTTAAACAAGCTATTTTGGAATAACTCCCAAGCACTGCCTATAAATATTAAAGCCAACGTGCTAAACATAAAGCCTAAAAACCAACCGTATTGATTAAGAGTATAAACATCGGTTAAATTAAGGATGCAATACCCTAAAATAAACCCGATAAAAACGTGAGCAATGTTACCTATTTGATTAAAGTTCATTTTGTAGGTTGTATTGATTAATTTCTTCTTGCGTTGCACCCTCAATCCAAACCCCATTGAATTTAGGTTTTACAAAAAATTCTGTTCTTAAAACCGTTGTATAATTTTCATTTGGTGCTTGTTCTAAATTTACCCCAAATAACTCAAAATTGTTTTCGTCTAAAATTGTATAAAATTCCATTATTTGCTAGATTTTAAATTGATTGCACGTTGTGTAACTGTATCTGTTATTCCATTTAAAGTTACCGTTGTAATTAAATAATAAGCACTTCCTAAAGTTAATGTTGTTGTTAATTGTGTAGTAGTTGTGCTAGCTGAAATTTCATCAGTAGGTGAACTAACAGTAGCCAAAAGACCTCTTAAAACACTTGAAGCATTGATTGAATAATCACGTTTAAAACAAGGTAAACTTTGCGTACTTGTCATTGATGCAGTAGCTATTTTAACAGCACCTGACAAAGAATTTGAAGTTGTGTTTAAGTAAATTGAAACGGTTGCGTTGGTTGTTCCTGTTCGGTCAAGTGTAGCAATTAAATTCAACCAACTATTAATCTTCATATCACTAGCGGTTATTGCTTGGTTAGATATGATTTGCTCGGTTAATACACCTGTTGTTGTATATGCAGTAAAATCTTGTAATATTTCTCTAGTTCGTAAATCTAAAGCTGTTTGTGTTGCAGTTGAAATAGGTTTATTTGCATCACTTGTATTATCAACATTTCCTAAACCCACATCTGACTTCGTAGCATCAGCACCTGCAGTAACCAAACCTTTTGCATCATAAGTAATTTTGGTTTTTGTTGCCCCTGTTATTGCTGTGTTTTTTGTAACCTTGTTACCTAAATCAGTTGCTAAAGTTGATAATTGAGTGAAGTCAGCAGGTTGTAATAATCCTGCGTTTGTGCCATCGGCTAAAGTTAATGTTGCATCCGTTCCTGTTGAACTTGTTACAATTCCGTTTGTTGGACTTGGAGTATATGCTAAATCAGTTGCGGAGTCATAAAAATCAATCCAAACAGCACTTCCTGTTGTAGCATCTGTACACTGAAAAGTTCTACCGTCATCTCTAACCCATCTACTACCTACAACATAACCTTTAGTATCATCATCAGTTACTGATGGAGAATTACCAAAATTATATCTACTTTCACGAATAGTAAATCCGTCTTGTTCCATTATGTAAAGCCTACCTGCTTCCCATTTAAGCTCATAGTCTAATGAACATTTAAAAGCAATACCATTATTACCACCTAGTCCAGCGTTTGTAGTTCCTTTTTTTAATTTAGAAGTGTTATCTAAAACTACAGCATCGCCATCTGAAATACTAATGTTTGTGCCTTCAGTTGTATTTCCATTTACTAAAGTTTGTGCTAGTGTTTGAGAACCGCCAACATCGTCAGTAGTAGCTAAAGTATAAGTACCTTCAGGCTTATCAGGAAAAACAAAATCTCTTGATACAGTTATTTGGTCTATACTAGAAGTTAATGGAAATGTTAGAGTAGTTGAAAGGTTGTTTCCTGCGTTTATTAAATCCTCATTTTGAGCTTTAATACCAATATAATTAGTTCTTTCTGCAAGAATTTCAATTTGTGAAGATACTGTTGGCTCAACAATTGAATTAAGTTGCAATCCTTGCGGAACATAAATCCCTTTTTCCCCGTAAACATCGTGAACCATAGTTACTCTAGGCTCTCCATAAACATCAAAACCTACATTTAAAGTCCAATCCCCATCTCTTACTATAATATTATCAGTTGTTTCGTTTCCCTCAGTTGTTACTTCTTGTAGTGTTGGAGTTGCACCACCACCCAAAGCAGAAACTTGAACTTTTTTACTTGTGTTTGTCGATATATCAACAATTTCTAATACATCATCACTTGCAGGAGTTCCAATATCTGTTAACTCCGTAATTTTTACATTTGCCATTATTGTATAATTCTAAATTGATTATCTTCTGTTATTCTAAATAAACCGTCTTGTGTAATTCTAAAGAAAGCCTCTTCTGTAAATCCTGCATCCGCTAAATTTGTTATAAAATACGCCTCGTTTTCTTCTTTACCTGAAAAGTCTATTTTAAAACCGTTTAAATCTGAACGTGAACTTCCTGTTGCATAAGCTAAAGAACCTGCTTCCAAACCATTGTATAAACCAAATATTCTATATTTACCGTTTCTGTCTAAAAATATAACACGATAGTCTTTAGCTTGTAATTTTGTTAATTCAAAACCACCTTCTGAACCTTGCAACGTAAGAGTTATTTTTTGGTCGTGATACTTACCTCCTGCATCTGCTTCCATTGTATCAGTTGCGCTTGGATTTGCTACCGAATAAAATGGATAAATAGTTGTTGCAGGAAATGTATCTAATACATTATTTGTTGTTATAATCTGACTTCTTGAATATTTCACGTAAGGAAATAACCAAATATTAGACAAACCACCTTGACTATCTTTGCATTTTCTTAAATAATTACTATTTACAGAGATACAACTCATAGTAAAAAATCGTTATTACAGTAATAACCACAACTTGCATCGTTCAACTTCCAACCTGCTGTTACTTTTACGTTTCTATTTGCATTAACTTCGTCTTGAATTGTTTTATATTCAACTAAATTATTATTACAAATCCATTTGTTAAAGCGTAAAATGTACATTTGAGAAAGCGCATTGTATTTATTTGATAAAGAAAGAACCTCCTCCCTAGAAACTACTTCGATATTTTCGCCTGTATGCTTATAAATACCACCATTATTGACCATATATTGACCAATTTCAATGTATTCAGCAGTAGATTTATACTTTGTTATTGGTTTTACATAGTTATCGTATAAAGTCAAGTACAAACCTGTTAAAGTATCAGCTTCTGCATCTTCGTAAATCTTATTATACAATTCACTTCCCAATAAAGGCTCAATAATTGTTAATTGCGTGTTTGCAATAGAAAAAAGATACTTATCTACATCAACATTTCCACCCATTACGGTTGTTGATGCTATTTCTTCGGGTGTTATAAATAAAAACTCTGCCATAATATTAAATTGAATGTGGTGCTATTCCTGCTATACCGTTTGCTCTGTCTTTTGTTGCATCATCTATTGCAATAGGATTTCTTGGGTCAATGTTAACGTCTTTAACTCTGTATTTTAATTTTTCCCAATAATGTTTGCAAGTTCCTGCTGTATAACTCGAACTTAACAAACCTCCGCCCTTATATTTCCAAATAGAATAAGGATTGTTTGGGAAAGGGTGCATTCCAAAACCTGCGTTTACAACTTTATCGCCCATTGCTTCAATATCTTCCCTTCTGTATATTTTTGCTGCTGAAATCATCTTACGACAAAACTCTCTTTCTGGTGTTGGATTTCCTGCATAACGGTAACGTGTTAAATAAAACTCTGTATCGTAAATTGATTTATTTAATGGTGTTGCAGTTCCTGTACTTGTTGAAAGCGTTAATGTTTCTTCTTCGTCATAATCAACTGGTGCAACACTTTCTAATTCATAACCATCAATTTCTGCATCCATTCCCATTTCGAGGAATAAATCTAAATCAGTCTTTTTTTTTTTCTTCTGAAAGCGTTACTGTTACTTCTTTTAAAGGTTTAAAAAACAACTGTAAATTAATTCCGTAAAAACGTAATATTTCTTCAATACCGTTTAAAATAAATTGTTGTTTTGGTGCGATAACAAATTTAATTAACTGCTCTCTAGCTGTATCTAATTCATCTGCATTATTTCCAAAACCTGTGTTATCTTTAATACCAAAAAGAATAGGAGATACAACTCTATGAGAAGTCATTATCTGTTGTCTGCTTTCGCTTGTTAAATATTCCCATTGTTTATGAGCATCATTAACCGTTAAAGGTGTTACTGTAATTTCTGCATCTCTACCGTTGAATGATAGCACAAATTTACCAGCGTTTGAACTTCCTGTTAGCTTTTGTTTTATCTTACGTTCTAAATCGTCTTTTTCATCTTCTGACAAAGAGTTTCCGTCAGGAATATTAATGATGTAACCAAAAGACAAACCGTTTTTAATGTGCGAAATATAATAGTTAGAAATTTCCTCCTCCATTTCGCAATAAGGTAAACCGCTTAGATAATCAGGGTCACTGAAATATGTTTTACCTGCTTTGTAAGGCGCACCATTATAAATTTCAATATCATCTTTAGAAGTTCCAAAACTTGCAAAAGGAATAGGTTTAAATTTAGTTGTATTACTCCAATCACGTGAATAAAAATAAGTGTCAATTTCTTCTTCTTCATTCTCTTTATGTGGTGCAACTCTTTCTTTAGGTAAATGTTTAATAGTAGCTAAATCATCGCCTTTTTTGTTTCTTATTACTTGCGCTGAAAACTCATTGAATATTACAAAGTCTGAAACAATACGTTTTAAATCTTCATCCTTTAGAATTGTTTTAAATCTAATATAATCATTAGTGCTTGTAAATGCGTTTTTAACTCCGATACCTTGCCCGTAAATCATATCTACATACGAATTAATAATAGCGGAATTAGTAACACTACCATTATATCTGTCAATTAAGTATCTGTAAAATGCGTTATTTTTACCGTTTAAAACCCATTCTTTAGATTGTGTTTCTTCAACCTTTGGTCGAATGTAATTATTAAGCTGTATTAATCTAATATCGTTTGCCATTAGTAGTAATATACATTATTAGTCAATTTATATTCTTGTGGTGGTTGTGAAGTAGCAAATAATTTACCTCTGTAATATATTTCGCTTCCTTCTGAAATTTTTATCGTAAATCTGTCGTTTTCTAAAAATGTAAAATCAAAACCTATTGACATTATACCGTCAGTAATGCTATACTCAAAATCAACATCTTCTGATAATTTTGTAGCTTCATTGTAAAAATTTAAAACAGGTGTTTCAATATTATAATTTCTAGGTATTATAAAAATATTGTGTGCTGTGTCATTTGGATTTACTACGTTCATATTATAAGAACAAAATTTTGTTGTTTTTGTTACAAAAAAAAAGACTTTGAATTAACAAAGTCTTTTTAAACTAAACACAAAAAATATTAATCTACTAAAGCTAAAAAGTCTGCTATCGTGTCACTATCTAATTTTGGAGATAATGCTCCAGTAGTTGCAACTCCAGTTAAAGTGTAACCGTTCATTTCAGTTTTTGCGCCACCTGTTGATTGTGCTACTGAAAAATCAATACCATCATCAATTCCTAAAGCGTGGTAAATTCCGTTTCTGTCTTTTATAACAGCCATTGGAAAACCATAAGCTAAAAGGTTCATTTGTAAAGAAGTTGCAGCATCGATTTTTTTCAATACTATTGTCATAGTTTGAGTATTAACCGAAGTACCACTATTTCTGTCAGGAACTAAATTTTCATCAACTTTATTTCCGTCGCCTTCAATTTCGTATTTGTAAACTACTGTTAAAAGGGGATTTACTGCTGTTGCAACACCAGCTGCAACCGTAAAAGGATTTTCTACGAAATTGAATAAATACAATGTACCCAATCCCCCTAATGACTGCTTACATTGTTTTAATCTTCCTGCTGTAATATCACAAGCCATATTATTATTATTTTAAATAAGGGGAGTATCTAAACTCCCCTTGTTATTAACTATGCTATTGGTCTTGCCCAAACAATTTCCTCTGAGTTGTAGTATTGAACACCTCCAGAGTAAACCATTTTCATACGGATTTGACCTGTTAACAATCCGATTTCATCTTCGTCAACCATTGCGATTTGGTTAAAGTCTGCTTCTAAACCTGTTCCGAAAACTAAATTTTTAGCTTCTGCAATTACAATAGTGTTTGCAGGTAAACCATTAACCTCAGTTAAAAGGTATCTTCCAAAACGCATTTGTCTTTCTTCTGCTCCTAAACCATTTGTGATTGCTGGAGTAGTTAAAGAGAAACTATAAAATTGGAATACATCAGGAGAAACCATTACGTTAAGAGTTTTTCTTCTTAAAGCTATTGGAATAGCACCTAAAGCTAA